TTCGACCATGAAATAAAAAATTAAATGAAAGGAGTTGCAAATTGCAAAAACGTGTGTAAACTGTCCAACCTTGTACAACAATAAACGGAGAAGCAAATGACAGATGACGAAACAGAAGAAGCGCCCGCACAGGCTGCTTCGAGTGACCAACCAATTGTCCCAATGGACAAGCTGGCGCGGGTGTACCGCAAGATGCAAGCAGAAGTGCAGCGTCTGACCACCGAGTACGAGACTCAGATCGAGGCCATCAAAGCGCAGCAAGAAGGCGTGAAGATAGCGCTCAAAGATCAGATGCTCAAGCTTGGCATCGCATCGGTGCGAACCGACAGCGGTACGGTCACGCTTTCTACAAAGACGCGGTACAACACAAGTGACTGGGACTCTTTCAAAGAGTTCGTCAAACAGCACGATGCCCTCGACCTGTTCGAGAAACGCATTGCGCAGACCAACATGGGAACTTTTCTTGAAGAGAACCCCGGCGCTGTACCTGCTGGCTTGAACACAGTCACAGAGTATTCAATTTCAGTTCGTAAACCAACCAAGTAACCCAAGGAGAACCCTATGAGCAATGTCGCTCTTTTCAATCCGTCCCAAGTCCCTGCGCACGTAAAAGCGCGGGGCGAACTGTCAGCAATTGCCAAAGCCCTTGCGGGTGGCGGTGGAGTAGCCGGTGGCAAGCGTGTGTCTATCAAAGGCGGTGTGTTCCGTCTTATCAGTGGCGGCAAAGAAGTCGCTGCAATTGAAGAGCGCTACTTAGATGTGGTCGTGGTCAATGCCGCGCCCAACGTGTCCCGCGTGTTCTACGGAGCCAAGTACGATGCTGACAAGGTGGCCGCACCTGACTGCTGGTCTGCCGATGGTGTAGCGCCTGACGCCGCCGTGAAAGACAAGCCCGCCGCCAAGTGTGATGCTTGCCCCAACAATATCGCTGGCTCAGGCCAAGGTAACAGCCGTGCTTGCCGCTACCAACAGCGCTTGGCTGTCGTGCTGGCAAATGACATGGGCGGTGATGTGTTGCAGTTGACTGCGCCAGCGACTTCGGTCTTTGGTAACGAAGACGGCGATAAGCGCCCACTGCAAGCGTACGCTCGTTGGTTGGCTGCGCAGAACATCGACCCGTCCGAGGTCATCACCCGCATGAACTTCGACACCAAGTCTGAGTCCCCCAAGCTGTTCTTCAAACCAATGCGTTGGATTGACGATGACGAAGCTCCGGTCATCAAGAAGCAAGGTCAGACCGCTGATGCCAAGAACGCAGTTGCCATGACTGTGTTTAAGAACGACACGGCCAGCGTGGCCGCACCAATCGATGTGCCGGGCAAGCGCCCTGCCAAAGTGGAGGCAGCGGCTGACGAAGATGAAGAGCCAGTGGTTCGCAAAGAAGAGAAGAAGCCAAGCGCTGTGCCAAAGGCCAAGGCCAACCTTGCCGAGATGGTTGACGATTGGGACGAATCCTAAGATCGGGACAGGGGGAGCCGTGCGCTCCTCCGCCTACTAAATATATGGCCTACTCACAACAAGTTATAGACACGGTGTCTAAGTCCCCCAAGACGCTGGGCAACCAGCTTGGGCGCTGGGCCGTGCATCTGGACTTCCCTGTCACCAAGATCGCGTACGCCTCTGGCGCATCGCGGCAGACCATCTACAACTGGTTTGGTGGCGGTGAAGTCTTCGTCGCGTACCGCTCAACGGTCAACGCACTCTTAAAAATAATGCAATCGTCCAGCACAGCGGACGAGGCTTGGAGAAAAACATGCAAAGTATTCGACCTTCCCAACTGACAGATGAAGAACTCCTGCGCCAAGTCTATTTGATGGGCAACGAGATGCTACCCAAAGACTGGGTTGAGGAGCTGTGCGTTCGCATGGCCCTGCTTATTGATGACAAAACAGCACGACAACATAGCCATCAAGAAGGCTTTGAAGAAGGCTTTGAAGCCGGTGTAAATCACGCGAACGACCCAGAACTGAAATAAAACTTAGGACGACTATGACACCCGCTGAATTTCTAGCGGTGGTTTTACCGTCTCCGGGTCTTGGCCTGTACTGCGCGGTAGAACTCACAAAGAAGAAGGAGCACTTTTATGCGGAGACAATTGATGACCTAATCCCCAAGATAGACGCATGGACAGCCGCGTCATACGATGTGTTCTATGGGGTAGCCGCCTTCGACACGAAGCGCGGCGCAGATAACGCACAGTTCGTTAAGTCGTTCTTCATCGACATGGATGGCTACGCCACCAAGAAAGACGCTGCCAACGCACTCATAAAGTTCATGCAGGACACTGGGCTGGCAGAACTGGGAACGCCGTGGATTGTTGATTCAGGTGGTGGGCTGCATGCCTACTGGCCTTTGGACGCAGACATCCCTGCCGCTATATGGCGACCTGTTGCTGAGAACTTCAAGCGCTTGTGCGCCCAGTTCAACTTCAAGATCGACATGACGGTGACAGCGGACTTGGCGAGGATTCTGCGAGTCCCCGGCACGTTCAACATGAAGGCCAAGTACGACAAGCCGCGCCCTGTTCGCATATTGCAGGAGGGCGACATCTTTAATCTGGCGGCGTTCTCTGGCGTTGTATACCAGCACGTTGAGGAGAAGTACGAAGCGCCTGAGCCAAAGATCGACCTGCCGGGTCAACGCCCACAGCGCGTTCAAGGCGCGGCACAGGTGAACATGCTGGCCAACAGCGTGACTTTGTTTGCCAACGTGGAGCCGCACTGCGCTCAGATAGCCGACTACAAGAACACCGCCGCTGAAGACGGCAAAGAACCGGTATGGCGTGGGCTGCTGTCATGGGCCAAGGTCTGCCAAGACGGCGATGCGAAAGCGCTGGAGCTGAGTGCCATGCACCCATACCCAGAAGAGCGTATGCGCCAGAAGATGGCCGAGATCAAAGGCCCGTACCCCTGCACAAAGATGGACAGCGAGAACCCCGGAATCTGTACGGGGTGCAAGCACTGGGGCAAAATAACCAACCCGCTGGTGCTAGGGCGCGAGATCAAGGAAGACAACACCGAGAAAGTCATCCAACTGACGCCACAGGTGCCTGACACTGAGTTTGATGAGGAAGCCGAATTTAACGCGGAGGATGCGTACGAACCGGATGCCCCACTGCTTTCCAGCCCCGCATCAGTTACACGGCCTGTCCCACCAAGGGGGTACAGCTACGGCGAGAACGGCGGCGTGTACTGCGTCAAGAGCGAGGAAGATGAGGAGGGCAAGAAGGTCAAGAGGAACATTCAGTTGGTTCCGTACGACTTGTTTGTGGTTGATCTGCTGAAGATGGAGAACGACCACTTGGTACACATGGCCGCTGTACGACCCGAAGGTGTGCAGACGCTCAACTTTCCGCAGAAGTCCATTGTCAGCAAAGACGAGACGCTGAAGTGGCTGGCCAGCCAGAACATCGTGTCTACATTCGCAGGGCACGACAAGATTCTGTACGAGTACGTCCGCGCTTGCGTGGGCGAGGCCAGTCAGAACCGCAAGCCAATTAGTGTGCCGTCACAGTGCGGCTGGCAGGACGACAACTCCTTTGTGTACAACAACCGCGTGTTCACCGCAGACGGACGGGAGACACAGGTTCCTATGCCGGGGCTGGAAAACATCAACCGCAACACCAACGGGCGCGGCGATTTGTCTAAGTGGCAGAAGCTGTGGCAGACAATTTTTGTGAATAAGCCCGACATGGACATAGCGTTGGCGCTATGTATAGACTCTTTCGGTGCCCCACTCATGCGCTTCACTGAGTACGAGGGGTTCGTCTGGCACATTGGTTCGCAGTGGTCTGGTACAGGTAAATCACTGGTGCTGAGCGCCAAGGCTGGCGTGTGGGGGCACCCACTGCGCTACAGAACGGGCAAGAGTACATCACCCGTGGCTATGCAGCAACGCGCTGGCTTGCTCAAGAGTATGCCGCTGCTGATTGACGAGATCACGAGCACACAGCGCGAGAACATGGAGTGGGCACCCGCTTTCATATTTGACTACGCCGAGGGTCAGGGCAAGGAGCGGATGGAGTCCGGGGCCAACAAGGAGCGCATCAACAACAGCAATTGGGCATCGACTTGTACGATGACTGGGAACGAGAAGCTGACCGACTACATGGCTGGGGCACGCAAGCACAGTTCAAACGGCGAGTTGCTGCGGATGCTGGAGTGGAGCCCGCACACGAAACTGATCTGGACTTCAGAAGAGCGCACCATGCTGCTTGAACTCAAACGTAACTATGGGGTGGCTGGCGAGGCTTGGGTGCGCTGGTTGGCCAAGAACCAGAAGACTGTTGAGGAAGTTGTGGGCAAAGTTCACATACACCTGAAGAAAGCCATGAACTTCACGGACGATGAGCGGTACTGGCACGCTGGCTGCACAACAACTGTGGCCGCTGCGGTGCTGCTGCGCTCTGAGTACTCTGGGATTCTTGACGTAGAAGTCAACAAGATTATTGCTGCGCTGCTCAAGTTGATTAAGACGGCGCGTGGTGTTATGACCAGCAGCGTACGCTCGGCTGAAGATGTGCTCAACGCGTACATTGGCGACAACTACGGCAACTTCATTGTGATTCGCAAAGTCGATGGCATCGTGATGACGGGCTGGGGCGATGGGGATGGCACTAAGGACTTCTCCATAACCCGCTCAAAGGTACTCGGGCGAGTAGAGCACGGGATGGCAACGCAAGGCTACCGCGAGTTCTATGTTGAGGAGCAGCTTATGAAAAAGCACTGCGTCACAATGAGCTTTGGGTATGACGAGTTCAAAGCCCAGATGGAGACCCTGTTCCGCGTGACCTACACCAAGAAAGACATGCTGGCGCGAACCAACGGCCCAAGCATGCGGGTCAACGCCATGCACGTCAGCTTTAAGAACGAGGTCTTTGATGGAAATAAAGTATCCGTGGGCGAAGCTAAAGAAGGGTGAGGGCTTCTTTGTGCCGGGGCTGGACACAGAAAAGGTAAGGGAGGCGGGCTTACGGGCCTCGCTCCCCTACCGGATTTCCGTCAAAGCCGCGCCGGGTATCAAAAACGGTTTGGTAGGAGTCTGGTTTTATCGCTTGCCTCCCTGTAATAAGTAGACAGCCCGGTTTGAATTTTCTTGATCGCGTCCAGTTGCTTGCGCTTCTCCTCAGCGCTCATGGTGGACGCCTGTACCGCACGCGACGCCGCAGTCAACTTGTCCATGTTTGCCTTGAACTTGTCGGCCATCTCCGCCTCAAGGTACTCGTTGCCGCGCCGTTGTAGCAGGTCTTTAGCCTCCGCTGTGCGGCCCTCGGTAATCATGCGCTTGACGCTGTTGCGAACTTTAATGTCCTCGTTGAAGCGCTCGTACACACTGTTGATAATGCCGCCAGCATCGTTCGGCTGGAACGCCCCGCCAACGAGTGGGTACTCGGACAAGCGTTTGACGGCGTTCTCAGGGGACTCGGACTTAGGCACGCCCAGACTGACGGCATGCAGGAAAGCTAGGCCCATTGTGCCCGTGTAACCGCTGACAAGCTGCTCAAAAATGATCGGGGAAATGCCCATCGTCTTACCCAGCGCTTTGGAAATGTCTGCCGTGTTGGCCCGGAACTGCTCTTCTGGCAGCAACTCTTTCTCCCGCGCAGACAAGATGTCCCGACCTGTGTAAAACGACTTGCCGAGCCCTGCTTCGATGGCGGGTTTCATTACCTGCGGGATGCCGTAGGACGAGCCGCCCGGAATCGTGTTGAGCAGAATCTGCTTGAACGCTTTGACCGCTTCTTCACCGCCGTTCTTGGAGGTCATGGTGTTGTATATCGCCTCCGGCAACGCCTTGAAGATGTAGCCGATCTCAAACGGCAGGGGGATACGCACCGGCTCTGACACGCCGGGGATGCGGACAAACCAGCTACCGTACTTCTGGTCGGGGGTGGCGTTCTTGTAGGCTTCGTCGTCCTCCATAGCTGCTGCGTAGAGCAAGGTGGCCCCCGCCATGAAAGCGCCGCGCTGCAACAACTTGGTCTGAATATTTAGTCTGTCGTTAAACGGCAGGTTACCCGTCATGGCCTTGTACATCACGTTCAGACCTTGAATCTGGGCGTTGAAGAAAGGAATAAGCGCATTGGCTGCGTGGATGCTTGGGGACGCGCCGCGCTTGTTAAAGTTCATTGACTCCAGCGCCAGCAAGGTAGCCTCCATCTCAGACAGCCCTTGGGAGATGTAGCTGTTGTACTGAGCACGGCGAGTAAGCGCGTCTGCCTCCATACCCGTAGCCTCAAGCGCACCCAGTGCTTTCATCCAGCCGGGTTTGCCGTCGTTAATGGTGCGCAGAATCTGGCTGATGTCTTCAGAAGAACCCATCATGTACTGACTTCCCACAATACCGCGTTTCTCCAGCGTGCCTTTGGTCGCGCTGTTGATCTCCCGCAGAGCGCCAAACACAGGCGTGAAGTTAGCACCGGCCAAGATTGGAGCGGCCAACGAGTCACGGAACAACTGCTTTGCCATGTACAGGGGGCTTAGGGTAATTGCTTTGCGCAAAAGCTGTGACGGAACTGCCATAGCGCGCAGCAGCACCGGCATCTGTGTGGGGATGCCCTCCATGCCCTTTACCAGAACATCAGCGGGCACGCCCGTGTTGAACTCCTTATTGCCGATTTTGATTGTCTCTGTGGAGATAACAGCGTAGCGATCTTCGCCGTCTTCTCTAAACTTCACCACATCCGTGCCAGCAGTCTTACCTACAATCTTGGCGGCGTTCAGACTCACCAACTCAAACACGGCGTTCTTTGTTGCCAGATTGCGCATCGCCATGTCCACCAACATGTTGGTGTTCTGTACCGAGCTAATCATAAAGTCTAGAATCGGCTTGTCGCCACCAACCAGTTCTTTCAAGTGTGGCTGGTCAGCAATGTTGCCGAGTTTGACGGGCGTTTCACCGCCAATAAGCAGTTGAGCCACGCCGTTTTGCTCCCGATAAAACGGGATGTAGTCATTTGACGCGGACAGCATTGCTGCCGTGCTCTTAGATATAGCGCCGCTGCTTGCCAAGAACTGAATCATGTCCCGGTTGTAAGCGTTGTACTCGTCTCTGGCTTGGCTGAACACCTTCTTCAAGGCGGCGTTGCCATCAACGGCTTTCATAACATCCGCCAGCATGGCCTCTGTAACGTCTTCACCAAAGTTCAGCGCTTCAAGCCCTTTGTTCTCAGCGCGGAGTGCGGCCAAGTACATGGTGAACGTGCGGTTGACGGCTTCGCCGTTACCAACGTATGGCTGCGCGTCTTTGAGAATCCTGATGACGTTCTTGATGTTCGCGCCTTCTTTGCTCTCAATGATGTACTCTTTGCGGCCATCAGCGCGGGTGATCTCCTTACGGATAGGGGCACCGTTCTCGATGGACTGCTGCACCATGTGCATACGCTGGTCGTACTGGCGCAGATACATTAGCATCTGGGAGCCCTTGAGCTGATCCATGTACTTGGCCAGACGCTCAAAGCCCGCAAAGCGGTCAACCAGCATGGTCTCAAATGAAATCCCGGTGGCGGCTGCTCTGATCTTCTCAAACATTGTCTTGTTCTTGGCAACAAACTTGTCAGTTGTTCTACCAAGGCGCTCCATCTCTGGGTTAGCGTACGTTGGTTTTCTAGAAAACAAAATACCTGCGGCTTGCCCAATTGGGTCAATGTTGGCCCCAACAACAACGGACACGGTATCCAAATCACCGAAGTCCACGTAGTTGTATGTTGATTTGTTGGTGACGGGCTTGTCTCGTGACACGCCGTCCAAAAACTTGTTACCTGCCACGCCTTCTGCAAAAAGCGCAAGTGAGGTAGCTCGGTCGTTTTTGTTAAGTCCGTCAGGGCTTAGCGCTTTTGATAGCGCTGTGTACACGTCCTTACCTCTTGGTTCTTCGCGCAGTATTCTCCAGAAAGTTTGGGTCTGACTGGTTGTCATCTTGTCAAGCACTCTGGCAAAGGCTTCTTCAACGACACGCGATTGCTTATCTGCCGGGGCGTCCCACAGCAGGTAGTCTATTTCTGGGCGTGTGCGTACTGTGCGCAGCATGGTGCCTGTTGGCTGCGGCACTGGCGGCGCTGTTGGTGGGTTAAACACAAAATCAGCCAAGTCCAACTTGTCCAAGGTCGCAAGAATGCGCACGCTATCTTTGTAATACGGAGATTTGCCGCCACTAAACAGCTTTTTGTGCCGTTGGGCGTCTTTGCGTACAGCTTCTATGGCATCTTTTACACGTTCTTTAAAAGGGGCGTCTGGGTTTTTTGGGTACTCTACTAACTCAAACAGTACAGCCGCCCCTGTTCTATCAGTATCGGTGTATTCAGGAGTCGGTTCGTGGTACGTGTACCCTTTGTACACAGGTTCGGTAGTAACTGCCTGAAACTTGCTGTAGTCGAGAGAATCTAGCCACGCTTTTTGCTCGGTTTCAAGTGCGGACACTTTATTCCGCTCTGGTTTGGGCAGACCTGCCCGAAAAGCGGCAACATTCTGTCGAGCCATTGCTGCGGTAAAACGAATTGGCCTAGCAAGCACCATACCGGGGCGAACACCAGAATTCTGCATTTGTTTATTGGCTAGTTTTTCCAAAATAGTCTTGAACTCTTTTGCAGGAGAATCGTATAGACTGACGCCAAAGCTAACGCGGCTCTCGTACTCCGCCAAAGCCGAGCGAATTAGATCTTTAAACTTTGCTGGTACGCCGCCTGTATCACCTATAGGAATTAAAAAATCCTCTTCGACAAAACCGTTAAATTTAGGCGCTTGCGATTTTTTCCACCGCTCGATCTCAGGCAGTGCATTCCACGCTGGCAACGCTTTTTGCGCTCCAATTCCCTGATATCTTTTGGCAACATCAGTAGTGTCGCCCGTGTAAGTTCCGTAACTAAACGCTTGCGCACCTTCGCCGGTGCCCATGTACTTAAAGTCAAACGCGTCAAACTCTGCGCGTGTTCCGTGCCAAGTTCCCTTGAGTTCCAGTTGCGCAGCGCCGTGGGCCAAATTAACCAAGTCGCCAACAGTCAGTGAGTCGGAGTCAATGCCAAACTTCTTCAACACGTTCTTGAACGCTTTAAAGATTATTTGCAGCCAGTTGTGGGCTGCGCGGCCATTCTTTACCCCGTCTGGAGACACGCCCCTCTGAATGGCTTCTTCTATAGCGTAGGCCAACAACTCATCGTCTACTTGATCTTCCGGTGTCTTTGCGGCCTCAACGCGGTTTATGGCGGCTTGGCCAATTTCAGACTCAATCGATCCGTCTTTTTTAGTAGCCCAGTTCTTTACAGTCTTTACCAGCGCGTTGTACTCGCTGGCGTTAAAGAAGTTTCTGAACCCGATGTGTACACCAAGCTCGTGCAGCAGCACGCCAAGTCCGTGACCACGGCCAATGTTGTCAGCAATCAGGTACGCTTTGCCGTCAGCAACAAAACCTTTGGCATCATCTGGGATGACTTCAATAAAGTTACCTGTGTCGTTGGCTTCTTTTGCGTTCTGGTAAATGGTTACCTTGCCACGATTTGTGACTGACTCGCCCATAGCAGTGGTGAGTTCTTTGTTAAGGTCTTTCTTGCTTTGCCCGTCAACATTGACGCCACGCGAGAACTGAAACTTCTCAACTGCGTCCAGCTTAGCCTGCGCGGCGGCTTCCCGTTTGCGCTCAGCGGCGGTCTTGGTGGCGTCTACCGCATCCTTCAGCTCTTGCAAAGCATCTTCCAAACGGGTTTCAGCCGCGTTTGCCTTTATCAACAGCGCAGGACTCTCTGTCGTCCGGGCCACGCTAAGCATCTGCGTAACCATGAGCGCTTCTTCTCGCGCATCAGAAACTTTTTGACGCAGCGCGTCAATGTTTGCCTCCGCCATTTCTTTCTTGCTGATCGGCACGTCACGCGACTTGACGCCACGGGCTTCCGACAGCGTTTGTTTGGTTGAAGTCCGACCTTCACCGGCTTTGCTCTCTTCAGTACCAGCGCGGAACTGTGATGGCGCAGCAGTCTCTTCGCGGGTGACGGGGCCGATGGCACGCTTGCCTTGTTTTTTCTTCTCTGTTTCGAAGGCAATTTGGGCCTGCGCACTTTCGGCACGAACACTGACAGCCGCAGCTTCGCGTGCATTCTTGGCGGCATCGTCAAGAGCCTTGCGTTCTTTTGCTTGTTGGGCTGTTAACACCTGCACACGCTGGCCACCAACAAGACGTTCGACGCCTTTGATACCGGCGCTCTGGACTGTGAACAGACGTTGTTCTAAATCACGTTTATCTTTAGCGGCTTTAGCGGCTTCTTCGCGGGCAAGCGCATCAGCGCGATCAGCTACCTTGCGTTGTTCTTCGGCAGCACGGGCAGCAGCGGCAATATCTGGCGGCGCAACTTCTTTGCGTCTAGCCACCAAGTCAGCTACATTCTTTTGCAAACGAGCCAATACGCGAAACTCAAACTTAACTTTATTGTCGGTGTGTGCTGCGGCCACTAGGGCAGTCGTATCAAACGTAGCTTGCGCTTCGTTTTGCATGGCGTCAATTTTTGTGCGCGAGTCTGTAACTTCTTTTAACAGAGCATCAATCCGGGCTTTGCTGTCAGGGGAAATGCCTTCGGCGTCAGCAGCTTCGTACCGTTTTTGCAAAGTGGCTTCGGTTTCGGCCAATGATTTTTGCAGTTCCGCAATCTTTGGTTTTAAGGCTTCTTGCGCAGCTTCCATTGCCATCCGCTTATCTCTGACCGCAAGATCAACCGCTTGCTGCAACTTACCGCGCTGCTCGGCTTCAAGGTCTTTGGCGGCGTCAATACGTACAGCTAACTTTTCTTTGGTCCGAGCAGTGGCGGTTGGTTTGGGCGCTACACGGGCAGCGTACGTATCGATGGCGCTGAGAAGCCCCTTCTTCATTTCCACAAGTTGTTTGGCAATAGCTCCAGCCTTGACGTTGGCAGGTGCCTGTAAGTTTTCCGAAAGCAGCAATGTGTTCTGCTCGTTGGTTGTATCGACCCACTTGTTGTACTTGTCCGCCACGGCCTTGGCGGCATCGTATTTTGCTTTTACTTTTGGGTCGGCTTTTGTTTCTGCGGCGGTTGGTACACGCGGCTCAAACTTACCAAGGCTTGTGCCAACTTTGGGGAAGGCCATGCTCAGCCACTTTGCCCCCTCCATACCAGACTGAGCGTCGTCAATCTGCTTGTTAAACAGCGCAATAGCTTCGCTGCGTTGCTTCATTACGTCGGAGTAGCGGTTGGCTTGCTTCAGTGCATCGGCAGCACGGGCTATTGCGGCACGGGCTTTCAGCACCATCGGGGAGCGGTTGAAACTCTCCGCCGTAGCTCGAATCGTACCAAACTGTTTGGAGGGAGCAAACATCTCCTGCTGACCCTCAACCTTACCAACCGTCTCACTGCCTTGCTCCAACTGCCGGTATGCTGCAAGCGCGTCTTTAATGTCCTGCATGTATTCACTAACCGGGGCTTGCGCTACCGTCTTGCCCACATCTGCCGTCCGCCGTCCGCGAATGCCTTGCCGCATAGTGCCATCGGGGGTAACTTCGTATACGGGACGGCCTTCGTCCATCACCTTGCGTTGTGGAACAATCTTGGTGCCCGTGTCTTCGCCCCGAAGAATCCGGCCAGCTTGAACTTCAACCGCATCAAGTAGGTTCCGCGATGCTTTACCACGAACAATAACGTCCTGTGCCTGCTCCAGTACTTCGCGCAACTCTTCTGGGATATTGCGTGTGAAAGCCTTTTCCAGCATGTTGCCAACGTAATCAGACCTGCGCCGCAGCTCACCTGACAGAGTTTTTGTGTTCTCACCACGCGCTTCAGCGGTCTTCTCGGCTTCTGTGGTGGCAAACTGCGTCTTGAGCAGCGGCTCAATCTTCTCAGCCCGTACATCGACTTGGCCCAGTCTGTCCCGAATCTGGTCAAGCTGGTCTTTCATTACCTGCACGGCCTGTGGGTACGCGCCAAACCTGTAGCCCTCGATTGGGCGTGAGTCAAAGACTTTGCGTTGCTCGTAACGGGCTTCTCTGACCAACTTGTTTGCCCGCATCTGCGCAGGCTCAACCATCACCGCCTCAGATGTATCGCGCTTTGGCTCGTTCTGTACGCGCTTGATCCACTCATTGAAGGTGTCGTAAAGTTCTGACGCGGCCTTGACGGCTTCGTCTGTGGTCATGGCGGGCTGGCCGTTGGCACGTCGGTGGGTAGCGGCTTCTTGCAGCACTGCCTTAATAAAGTCTGCCCGTGCTTTTTCGGAGCGGGTAACCAAGCCCGCCTGAGTGCTTGAGGCCATCTTGTCTTCGCTCAGCACTTCGCCTTTGCGTAGTCTGTCAAGGCTCTCTTCAACGGAGTTCAGCGCTGCTTGCTGATCGTTACGGGATTTCAAAACCGACTGGGCGTACGCGCCACCGGCCTCGTCCTGCTCAAACTGCTGAAGCTGTTCAATGGCTTGGTTGCCGCGCCCAAAAGCAGCAGATGCTGCGGAAGACTCCCCCGCACGTTTAGCAGTAATGTAGTCCTGCTCGGCTGTATCGATGGCTTTGGTCAGCGTATCGATGTTGGTCTTGATGCGCTTGGCATCGCGTGATGGCTTGACAGCTGGATTGACCGCTACAACAGGCTGCTGGCCTTCCATTGCTTTCTCAAAGATCGGGTCAAGGTAGTCAAAGTTGGCTTCGCCAGTTGTGCGAATCTCTTCCTCACCGGCCATTGACTCTCGCAGCAGCGCCAGTGGGTCTTTGTCTTCCGTAGTCTTCTGCGCCTTGAGGTCTTCGGCACGCTGCGTCATCTCCTCTTTGGTGGCAGTAGCCTCAACTTTGGCTGCGGCAGCGTCTTCCGCTTTGAACTTCAAACGCAGCGCACCATGCACAGCACCTTGCTCATCGGTAGAAAGACCGGGCAACGGCGTACGGTTTTTTGCAACGGCGCGTGCCATTGCGGGGTCTTCCATCAAGTAGTCAACATAGTCCTTGGCGTCAGCGGCTGGTTGCTGCTCCCGCGCCAGCGTAACGCGTTCCTCGGCATACTGTGTCTCCGGCCCCGGCGCTTCCGAAGGCACAACAGGTTCAAATTGCTCCACGCCAGCTTCGGCCAGTCGCGCAGCGGCGGCTTCCGGCCCTGCATTTAATGACGCCCCCCGCTGCTCACGCGTGCGCGTAGCTGCCTCTGGGACAGGCATTGTCTCCAGCATGTACTCTTCAGGCGTCATGCCTGCAAGACGGGCGGCTTCTTTTTCTTTGGCAACGATTGGCAGAACGCGGTTGTACTCGTTGGCAAGCGGCTCTGCGTCTTTACCCAGCTTATTTAGCTGTTTGTTTAGGGCTTTGTTAAATTCTGTGTCTGCCAGCTCAGTTGGAGAGCCCTTCTCTATTTTGCGAATCTGCGCTTTCAGGGCAGCTTTTTGTTTCTCAAATTCTTCGTAGTCAGCCACTACCTTGAAAGCGTACTCCGGCTTCGAACGCTCAGCGGTTTCCTCTTTGATGCGGGCTTCTTCCTCAACTCGTGCTGCTTGGGCTTCTTTAAACTTCTCGCCTTCTGCGACTCTGGCCTCGCCCCGGCGCTCAACGTAACGGCCAGCAGGCGACAACACGCCGCCAAGAACCGCACCGCCGACCAAGCTGTCCCAGTACTCAGCCCGCGCCTTCTCGTCCGTGATCTCCAACCCAGCTTGCGCACGCTCCAAAATTTGTTGCCCAGCTTCAGTCAAAGCTCCGGCAGTCATTGCCTTGCCTGTGGCGGCGGCGTAGTCTTTGGCAACTTCTTTGAGGCCCTGCTCTGCAAACTTCTTGGCAGCAGCACTAGAGACTTCTTTCCCGCCCGCAGACAGAATGTTGCGAATACCCGGCAGCATCTTCAAGCTAATTACATCAAGCGCAGCCTGTGGGATGGCAGCTAAAGCCGCAGCGCCAAGATCAGTCTGCCCCAGTTTGAGGTTCTTGTCCTCTTCCAACTGACGCTGCAAGTTGGAACCCGTGAACTGGGCGGCAGAAGCCGCACCCGCAGCCGTACCCCCAAGAATTGACGCACCAAGAGCGCCCAAACCAAGAGCGCCAGACACAGGAGCTGAAGCAGCCGCTCCACCCGCGATCAGTGGCGCAACCATGTATGGCGCGGAACCGCCAAGCAACTCAAGGGTTTTAGTGACCGGGGCCTCGCCAAAAGTCGCTGTGGGCTTGAAGGTCTTCTTCTGGTATTCCTCTTGCTCCTGCATGTACTTGGCAGCAGCTTCTTCGTCCATGATGCCGGTTTTGCCAGCGAGCGCAGCAAGGCCGGATTTGAGTCCAGAGTAACCTGCTTTAAGTGCGGGGGTGAAGCCTGATTCCGGGCCTTCGCCGGGGGCTGGCGCTTTTGCAAACAGTTCGGGGAACTTGGCTTGCGCCTTTGCCATTGCCTCCTCGTACGGCATGTCGTTTGGGACTTTAAGCGAGGAGCCATCCGGCAAAGGTAGATATTTAGCCATATCAATCGAATTGTGAGACCGTTGGGTAAGCGACTCCCCGGGGGGTCAGGTCCGGGAAGACGTAGCTTATTTTCGCACGCTTATCAATCTTCGTCCAGCTCTCGCACTGCACCTGTGCCTGCCGGTGCAGCACTAAAACCGATTCCAGCCGCATACGCAGACAGGAATGGATTGTTCAGAAGCGCAGCACGCAAACGGGTTGTGGCCATCTGCGCCTTTACAGCGTCGGTAGCCATAGTGTATTGGGGGTCGGCGCTCAAGTCAGACATGACTTTGGCTTGCAACTTGCCGTACTCCGTACGCGCTTTTGCCGTATCACTTTGTGAAGCGGCCAGCATTTTGTTGCGGGCAAGTCCCGGTGCAGCAGCTATACCCGCCGCTTGCAGTTGCGTGGCTCGCGTTTTGGCGGCTTCGGAAACAGCTATATCGCTGGCAATTCCAGCGCGGGCATCCGTTCGGTTCTCACCGTAAATTTTCATACGGGCATCAATCTGGTACTGCTGCCCAGCCAATGACGCGTCCCGGATGTCTTTGTTTGCGGCGCGAACGGCACTCTTGTCCATCATGGACTGGTTCTGCTTCAGCTCGTCTGTGCGATCACGGGCCTCGTCCAGTTTCTCCTGCGCCGCTTTCAGGTCTTTGATGCCGGACTGGTACTGTTTGAGGCCGACTCCAGCGCCTTGAGCAATGCCAGCAAGCCCGGGACCGCGAGACTGCATCATTGCCAGACCCGCTTCAAGGAGTGCCATGCCGGTGTTGGCATCTTTGGACTTATCCAACTCGGTTTGACGTTTGTTAGTACGCTCTTCCCGGTTTTTAAACTGGTCAGCGCGGGATGCAATGTCCGCTTCAAGTTCTTTTTTGCTGTCGGCTGCGCCCCTGTTGCGCTCGGCAACAAGTGCGTCCATTGCCACCTGCTCGGGATTTACGGTTGGCCCCATTGCTGTTTGTGCAGCCTTCAACCGGTCAAGATACGACAAGCCTGCCGGAGCAGCAGGCGCAGGCGCAGAAGCCGGACGAGGACCCGCAACAGGGGGAGTTTTAACACTGGAAGCGGGTGTTTGCGTGCCGACAACCCCCGTATCTACTGGGGGAATAACGACAGGAGCGCTGGGCATCAACCCCGCTTTTTCGTACAACGCGGCTTCCTGTCCGGCTTCCATAGTTGGGCGAGGTCTGTACGCACTCATGTCTACTACACCGGCGGCTTCTTTTTTGACCTGATTTTGTTTGAGGCGCTCTTTGTCTTCGGTGGGCAGCTTGTTCAGCATGTCCGTTCCAAAGGCTTGCAAAAATTCCAAAATCCCCATGCCTTCGTAGCCTGTTTTGTCTGGAATTATCGAGGCCAGTCCGTGTGATCCAACACGGGGAACCCCCCCGGTTTGAAAGCGTTGAACTTCTCCGCCGTCACCAAACGCCACGATGCCGCCACCGGCCATGCCCTGCATGTTGGGCGCTGGGAGAGCGCCAATACCCACATCTTCTGGCATGGGCTGGGGAGCCTGTGGCAGCATCTCTGCAATACCTTGGTCTACTACCTTGGGCTGTTCGCCCATACCTTGCTGGCCCTGCGCGGCATCGCGCATCTGCTTGCGGCGGTTGGACTCGGACAGCGCCAGCGACACCGTGTACGGGTCGTTCTTGTGCATCATGGCGTACTGCTGCAACGCTTGATCTGGCATCCGGGCCAGTTGAGAAGTGATCTGATTGACGTTAATCATGGTTTACCCTTACGCCATTCTTGAGATTGCCAACTCGGCCAGACCGGCAGGTCGTTGTTCTACTGCGCCGCCATCTGCCATGCGGCTTATGCCGTAGCCTGCGGTGGCGAGACCCGCCCCTTGAGACAACAACGAGGGCTGCTGCTGATACATCTGTTGAGACGCTTGTGACAGCGGCAGACCGCGCAGCATGTCAGACTGAAAGCCCAACTGTTTGTATGGATAGTTCTGCTGGTTCAGGAAGTCCTGATACTGCTGCGACAGGATGTTCTGTTCTTGCTGCTGTTGCTGCGTGCCGTAAGACTGCTGGAGCTTGTTAATGTCCATACCCTGCGCAAACTGCTGACCGCCAAGCGTGCCCATCTGACCCGCGCCTTGTAACGCAGTCTGAAGACCTTGAAGGCCGAGACCCGCGCCGTACTGTTTGGACTGCTCCGAAAGCTGCTGCGCTTGCATACGACGAGCTTGGTCGGCATTGAACTGGGCTTGCGCCTGCTGGTATGAGGACTGCAAGCCCTGCGCTTGGATGTCGCCCTTTTGCGTAGCCAGATTCCGGGCAGCTTCGGCCTCCATGATGGCTTGACGGCCCCCGCCAAACGCGCCTGATTTAGTGGCTTGGCCCGCTAGTTGTGTACCGGCAATGTCACCTTGACGTTGGGCTTCTCGCTGCTGGATGTCAACAACACTCTGCATGTACGGGGACATGTATTGCTGCGCGTCTTGCTGGCCAAATTGCCCGCCTTGAAACTGGGTGGGGTCGTAGTTTGTACCCAGAGCGCCCAGCGTAGCCGCGCCTGCATACTGCCCGCCAAGACCCGTCAGGCCAGAAGTCTGCATCCCCTGAGCGCCTTGGAACGCCTGCTGCTGCATTGGGGTAAACCCTGCAATCCGGTCACGGTCGTAGGTCTGGTACGGGGTCTCAGAGAGCGCCTCCGTCTTGCCGAGCATCTTCTCAACATACGGCTTGGCGTAGTCAGGGATGCTGGTTGTTGTATTGGTTGTGCTTGTTGGAGCTGGCGCTGAACTACCCCCGCCGCCATAGACACGACCACCAACTTTGTGGCGCGTAGCACCCTCGCCAAACGGCTCGCCTGCTGCGTAGAGTTGTCTGCGGGAATAGCTCATAGAGGGCTCCTAATCCAGTATCTTTGTAAATAGCTTGTCAGTCATCTTGTACCCCAAGTACTCAAACAACCGAGAATTGTCCATGTGAATCTTGGTGTGCATAATGATGCGGTTGACCCCCACACGTTTAAGCGCACTCTCCGCGTACTGGAACAGTCGGATTCCGATCCGCCCCTTACGAAATTCTTTCTTGATGAAATAAATGTCTTCAAAGGCAGTAAGGCACGTACTGTAGTGTAAATGCGGCTGCACAACAAAGATCGCATACCCTATCAACTCATCATCTGCTCGGCAAGTAATGCACCGCAACATCCCGGCGCTGTTCAGTCTTGTGTAGGCTTCGTAGTCTGGTTTTAACGGGAAGTCCTTGGTGACACACAGCTCGTCATAGTGAATCGGGAACAGCGGTTTAAGCTCTTCCAGAAACTGCATTGGCGGGGTGTCTTCATACACAATGTTCATGCCGGTAGAAGTTTAGCTGCCCTGCTATTTGTTGCCACTTTGTCTTTGCCGACTGTTTTCTTGCGGGCTTTCTGCACCCGGTCCATCATGGCGTACAACTGACGAGCGCCAGCTTCGGTGGAGCCGTTACCCAGCTCGGACACAATTCGCGCAGGGACTACAAACTCACCATCGGCAAGACGGGCTTGCTGTTTTTGGCCAATCATTGCAGGAATGTCATCGGACACGCCATCACCGGGGCCACGCAGAAGTCTGCCGCCGTCGGAGTAGTCGCCAAGATTGGAGATGCCGCCTTGAGCCATGTTTGCTGGGCGCTGGTCAAACTTGCCGTTGTTGTAGAACCCGCCACGAGCATCACCCGCGCTTCGCCCGCCACCACTACCCGCACCGCCGTCACCTGTACCTTGGCCCCCAGTTTCTGAGTTACCAGATTGGTTACCGCCACCACTATCTGGAGAGGGGGTTCCCGGTTGCTCAGCCGTGAAGCCGTATCTACCTTCGGGTGTATAAAATGTCGGAACCGCATCTACCACAGGAATATCGTAATTAACCGCGCCGGGGGGATTAAAAAAGTTTGCAATTTGGCCAGCAGTTGCGCTTGACAACATGCCGGGCAATGAGTTTACAAACCCCACGCCGGGGACGGCAAAGTTCACTGCGTTTTGCAAAAGGCTGTTAATCCCCAGCATACGAGATTCACGCTCAGCAGGAGTCTCTTTCTCAAGAAATTCAAGCGTTTTCGGGTCCATCGGCTGCATGTCACTTGAACCACTGGCCCCCGAAATGCCCCCAATAGGAGAAACCGTTGTGGCTCCCGTGCCACCCTTCTTGGTGTAGATACCCGTCTCAGGGTCGTATGTGTAGCCGCCTACGGAGCCACCTTCGGCAAACTGCGGTTGGCCTGTGTATGGGTTGACAGCCGCGTCCTGTGCCCCTGTGACTACATTGCGGCTAATTGGCTGTTGGTACGGGGTTGCGTACGCGCCTGCACGGATGTCTGACTGGGGGTAGCCGGTGTTCATGCCGATAGCGTTGGCATTTGACATGTCCTCAACAGGGCCACCCTCTGCCATGTACTCTGCGCCGGGGGCCTTGTAGGGGGTAAGCGCTGCGTATTTTTCATCAAAGTACCGGCGTTCTTTAGACGACAACGGTGTGCCTTCCACGTCCTCAAACGCTTCTTTATTTTTAGTGCGGGCGTATGTGTATGGGCGGATCATGCCGGGGTTTTGTTCCGGGGCATTCAAGTCGTCTGGCTGCATACCCGCAAGGGCGGAAATGCCTAGTGCACCAAGCGTCATTTTGTTGGCTTTGGCAAACTCCAGCGCGGCACTAGGGCTGGCCGTAATAGCCTTAAACCCTGCGCCAAGTGTATCTGCGGCTCCTGTTGAGGCCAGTTTACTGCCAACAGCTTGTGCGGCGGCTTGATCTCGTGCTAACGCCGCGCCCATGCTTTCGGCTGGCGCGTACACAGATGCAGCAACGGGGGCCTGTGTAACTGTTGGGACTATTTGCGCTGCGTTGATTGCAGGCACTGTTGGAGCTGCAAGTGTTGGGTACCCGTAGGCGCTGGCAATTTCGTTTGCTGTGCCCCCAAAAACATCCGGAGCCGCTGCCGCAACATTAGTAGCCGCAACATTAGTAGCCGCAGCATTAGTGGCCGCAGGCATAGCGGCTTGAGGAACAATAGATTCAGCAGCTACTTGCGGTGCGCCTGCGCCAGCAGCAGAAGACAACGACCCTGTACCCGCGCCCATCAGGCTTTCGCCTAGTCCAGCACCGCCATACGCGCCAAGACCGGCCATCAAACCCTTGGACAAGCTGCCGGAAGTAAGAGCAGAAATGCCCCCAACCGTGATACCCGCCATAGCGGAAGACATCAGCCCAAACCCGGCAGGGCCAAGCGCAAAGCCCGCCACCATAGGCAAGATGGTTGACAGGAAGCCTGCCTCTGGTAGACCTGTTTCTGGGTTAATTGTGAGGGAGCCGCCGTGTTTCATGGCAAGCGCTTGCAGACCCGCAACCTCTTGGGGGGCCATGTGTACCAGCATAGAGTCCGGTCCGCGACCAAGCGAAGCGAGTCCTTGTGCAGTTTGTTGGTTCATGGAGTCCTCTGAAATCGGGGGTGGGTCGAGTTTATCATGGTGCTACCTTTAGCACAAACGAAGTTGTGTCGTAGTAGACGTCCCCAGTTTTAAGCCTGCCCGCTGCTTCGTCAACTTCTGTTGGAAGACTGATACGCAAAGTCCCGGGAGTTACAGGGTCGGGCTGGCTAAAACTAAGCGCGGTGACGATTTCGTTGTTTATATTTTTTGTGGACGCAACTACTGCGCCGGGGTTGTCCAACGCATTGAAATACAGCCGCAAGGTGCTAAGAAGCGACGCCATATATTGAGTATCGTACTCAACCGGGGCAGTCGGTAAGCGCGGGGCGCGGACTAGAGGGTTGCTCATGCTTACCTTCTGCCGTCTGGTCGGACTTCAATACGAGGAACACCAAGCTGCCAAGCTGTGCCCAGCGTGTCGGAGCTAACTTTGAATGCCATCTGACGCCCGCGAATCCTGACATAGACCTGTTCAGTAAACTGCTGCACGTTGTACGTACGTTGTCCGGCGTAGCTGATGCTGCTTATCACCTCGGGATTGTTTGCGTTGCCATAGTTAGAGCCGGGGAACTGCCGAGGCCGAACCGTGAAGTCCAGCGTAGGAGCAGTGACCGTAGAGCCGTCAAAGGTCACGTCAGGAATAAGCCTCCAGACAAAACCAAAGTTGTGCCCGTCACCGATGTCAAAGTCAGCGGACTGTACGTACGCGGTAATGGCCGAAGGCGGGTTGGTTGTGCCGTCATCCACGCCAGTCTCGTGATACACAAGCTGATTGCCGTAGGTGGTCGCCATAGGCTCTATACGCAGAGGGCTGTCCAGCCAAGCAGAGCGGTTTAACGTGCCGTAGTACCAGATGCGCTCAAGGTAGTTGTACACCACGTACTTGTCGATGGTGTCGGAGTTGGCCGAGCAGTAGTACCACCAAATCTCATTAAACCCCTCGTTTGTTCCAGCAAAGAACTGAGACGCCTGCGCTATGTTGATGTCGTTGTAAACATAGGAGCGCAGGGTGCAGGGCAGCGTTTCAACGCGACCAGAGTACATGTAGAACTTGTCCACCCCCATCCAGTAAGTCACGTTGTTGGCCGTAGCCACTGCGTTCTGGCTAGCAATAGATAGGTTATCGGCGAGAATCTGGAACCCCCAGACGTAGGGAGCACCCAAATACTGCATGGAATACAGCGCGGAGTCTGTCCAGACCAGAATCTCTTGCCGAGCCTGCATGGTAGTAACGATCTGCGAGCCGTCACTAAGTGTAAAGCTGCCAGCTTGATTGGTAATAGCAGGTGTCCACTGTGTGTAATCTTCTTGGTCTGACCAACGTATTAACATTGGGTTCTGTACGGCGGAGCCGTAGTCGTTTACCCCAAAACCAATGACAAAGCGTGAGGCGTCCGACACCATAACTATGTTGCAGAAATCTGGGGTGTCCCCGGTGGTAAGTAGAGTTCCGCGATCAAAAATGTTTGGGTTGGCGTTGGTATCCCAGTAGTACAGCCCGCCGCCACGGGGATTAAAAATTAAATCTTCACCGTAGTTAGACTGACTCCACAGACGAAGCTGAGAACCAAAGCCGACACCAGCGGGGGCGGGCGAACCCCAACCCGTACTCGTATATCCGGTGGTGATACCACCCCACCCACCAGCGCCCCAGCCCACACTGGTTGTAGAAACATCCGAGCCGGTTGTAATTTGGTACGCACCCACAGTAGCGCTGCCGCCATTGCCAACGTCCGAAGCGTTTGCCGCAACAGTAGAAGTGATTGTGTAGACGTTGTTGCTGGTGACGGACACTACGCGATACTCTTTATTGAGCACGGTGGCGGTAATTCCCGTGGTCAAGGCAAAGGTTTGAGTGCCTGTGCCAGCGCCTGTTATGTCAATAGCTGTGCCGCCTGAAGTCAAAGAGAGCTTGCACGAAGCTGTTGGTGTGTCACTATTTACAACAAAGTAGGTGGTGGCAATTGCTAGTCCTGCGGGGGCTGTGCCTGTTGTAAATAATTGAAGGGTTGTCCCGTTTGCAAGCGCCGTTGTAAAAGTAATTTTATCTGTACCGGCATCTGCTGTGTACGTTTGAGTGCTTAGCGCAATAGCGCCACTGTACGTAACAAAGTCCCCAGCCTGCGCTCCGTGCGCGGCATCGGTAACTGTCAGGGTGGTTGAGCCGTTGGTGGCTGCAAAAGTCACATCACCGGCAGCGGTTGTAAGACGAATCGGGGTGATGTCGTAGAAAGTGCCACCAGTGCCGTTCTGGATATAGAACTTGAGGTTCGTACCAACACCCAGCAGGTTGTAGCTAGACAGCGTAATCCAATTCCACAGCGACCGGCAAGTCCCCCAGAACGAGCCCGTAGGAGGAGCCAGCGTAGCATTAGATGTGCCAGTGTCGGCAACCCAGCCACCAATCTTCTCTGCCGAACCCGAGCGAAAGCGCACTTTGTCGCTCTCAAACCAACCGCCCTCATTGGCGAGCGTGGTGGACTCTCGGTTTACACCGGGCCGGAACTGGAGTTTTTGTAGAGGCATGGTTCATTTTCCCACGTATCAGGCGAAAGGTCGAGTGCCTGCTTTGTCAATGATAAGCGCCTGCCTGCGAGGGGGTCCGTCTGGCGTGTTTGTCACACTGATATGCGTCCAAGCATCAAACTCACGAATGATCTGGTCAAAGGGTAAACCCGCAGCAATAACTGCGCGTACCACAGCATCAGGAGTCATCCCGGGAACACGTAAGTCTGCCGCGCAGCCGATTCTATGCTGGCTCGTGTCTTTGGAGCCAACGCTGTCGTTGACTTGTTTTGACCGGAAGGCGCTGTTGACCATGACGGGTTTGCCATCCAACGCTTCCTTGACCTGCTCCAAGAACTCGGCAAGTCGTTGTAGGTTGGCGGTCTCGGCTTCGTTTGGCGTATTGTCAAACTGTCGGTGGCTGGTGGCAATCAGTTCTTCCAGCGTGAAGTGTTCGGTGAGTTTCATTTCTTAGCCTTCATATCCATGATTTTCTCAAGCGTGCGGCCACCAAAATAGAAGCTCATCACCAGCATGCCCCACTGGCCCAGCAGGGTGACGTAGACTTCGTTGGCGTCCAGTTTGAAGGCGCTCATCATGGCAAACACGAAGTAACCAATAAAGATGGCGACCAGTGTCATAGGCCGGATGTTTTTGGAAAGCCAAGAGTCTGAAGACATATCCGACTTCAGCCGGTCGGTCAGGTTGTTCTGCTCGGTCTTGTACAGGTCCGTGTCGTTTGCCATCTTGGCAAGCTCGCCATCCTGAGCCATCTTTGTTAGTTCAAATTGCGCCTTGGCTTTGGCCTCTGGATCAGGAATCAGTTTGTCAATGAGCTTACCGCCCACGTTTAAAAGTGCGTCAAGACCAATCATTGTTTACTCCTAGAAAGCATGGTTGCTGCGATTTGAAGCATGGCGCGGGTGTTGTCCATGTCTTCTGGCTGGGTAGCCCATCCGACTGTGATCTGCCCAACAAACCTGCCCGGCTCCGGTGGAACACTGATACGGCACGTATAGGTAACGCCCTTGGCGATGTACCACAAACCCATTTCCGACTGCGCTGATTTGTACTCGCTGCATGGAATCTCATTCGCCATGAGCTTGACAACATCAGAATTGTTGCCTGCGTTCTGTGTAAACAGCCCCACGTCCAGCCCGTCGTTTGTTTTGTCCCTGCCGTCTTTAGCATAGGCACGGTGCAGGATGCGCGTGCCAAACATTGAATTGACTTTGAACACCGCCACGATCTGTGCGCCAGACTGCTTGAACAAATGCGCGGCAGCATCTTCAACGCGGTCTTCAGCGATGCTGGGAATCTTTCTGGACTCCTTGTACGCCCCTATTAACAACTCTTGGTTTGTATATACAAAGTATCCCGCAAAGGTTAGGACGGCCATGAGCACCATCGCAAAGAGACGGAACGGGCTGCTGACATACGCCAGCACCTTGTCAACTAGGTTTAAACGCTCGTCGCTCATCTTTGCTGCTCAAGGATGCCAATGGTGAAATACAAGATCACCCCGACCAAGCTGAAGAAGATAACCGCCAGCAAGGCCAACTCAATCACATCGTCCATCTCTTGCTTGCGCTTGACCGCAGCCTCACGCTCCCGCCGCGCATCATGGGCAGACTCCACATCCATTGCCGCTGCTCTGGACTTGATTCTGTTCCAGACGTCTATTTTCCCCGCTTGCATAAACAGCAGTTGTAGCTCATCTTCAAACCGCTTGGCCTGATCCAGCGCCATCTCAATCTGGATAGCCGTGCCCATGCTGGACTTGGACTTCTTAGCCTGAACAACAGCCTTGGTAGCCGTGGACTTGGCGTCAAAGTACTTGCCCAAAACGGGACCAAGCGACGACACATCATCGACAGTCTTGCTGACCTTCTTGATGAGCGCAACTGCTGCCTGTATGCCTGCTAGGGCCGTGAGTGGATCAATCACTTTCGGTCTCCGCTACTTTCTTCGGTTCAGGTTTGTTTTTCTCCCGCCACTTCAAGCACCAGACTTCTTTGCGATCAGATGACCATGACCACCTCACGCACTCAAATACGGGCGCAGGAGCTTGCGCCACTGGGGGTGAAGGTGGCAGGGCATCCATGCACGTTAGACTTTGCCTTTGACAAACATCACGGCTTCACAGGCCAAACAATTTCAGTCGGAAAGCCTGATTGCTGAGGCACATCCCGCAATGCTTGACGGTAGGTTGCCCACAAATCTTTAGTAGCTTGCGGAACATCAGCGGCTTGCGTCCAATCTGTTTGAGCTAATAAACTGTTACGCCTTGAACGAGCCGCAGCAGCAAGTTGCTCTAAAGATTCCTCAATCTGTGGAGGCTCAACAAATTGGCTGCCAATATAAGACCAACCGATACCGCACATTGACCATGCGCCAGCAATACCGCCTGTTGGAATGTTAACAATGTCGTAGTTCTCTGGTGGGAAGTTAATCAATGTGCCGATGTCGTCACTGTCCAGCAAGATTACATTTTCAATCAAGCCAGTGGTTTTGTTGTAATAAGCGTAGTCGTTTAATGCCATGATATTTCTCCTTACCAGCTAGTTAGAATGGCTTTACCAGCGCCGCCAGCGCCGCCAGTTTGGTTAGGGGACTCACTTGCGCCGCCACCGCCACCGGGTTGAACACCAGCGCCAGCGGTAGCAGCAGCACTACCAGCGCCACCGGCCCCGCCGAATATAGAAGCCCCACCAGCAACACCGGAACCGTGAGAGCCGCCGCCGCCGCCGTATATAGACCCACCGCCAGTTTGGCCGTTCTTGTTACCACCGCCGCCGCCATGAAAAATACCAGCATTAGCACCGCTGCTAACTGCGCCTTCCCCAAAACGCGCAGTATTATAAAAAGCAATATTAGGGTTGCCCCCTGTAGGCCGACTACCTGCGCCGGTTGTTCCACCGCCGCCGCCACCGCTGAGGCCGTTTGTTCCACCGCCAGCGCCACCATATACGTTAAATGCTGCGCCGTTAACAGTCAGTGTTGTAGTGCCCCCATCGGCGCCATTTGTAGTAGTTGTAGCGCCTGTGCCGCCAGTACCTATTGTAATTGTTTGTGTATTTACTTGAGAAATTGGCACAGTAACTTCGTTGTAAGCACCGCCCCCAGCAGCGCAAGCGTTAGGGTTTATATTGGTCCTTCCCCCTCCACCTCCACCGCCCCATATTTGAACGCGGACCATAGTTTGACCGCCAGTTGGTTTTGTCCAAGTGCCTGTAGCCAATAGGGTTTGTACATCTGCCGCTGTTGATGCTCTGGTTGCTTGAGTTGTGGCATCACTAAAGGTAATGCCGGTTGATGTTAAGACTGCCATCTATATCTCCTTTAAGGGGTGCCGCCTGCGGTTACGTTTCCAGAAACAATTAAATTGCCGCCTAAATCTAGCGACATTTTAGTCAGTGTTTTGTACTTAAAATTTAGCTTGGAGGTAGTTTCTGTTTGAACCCCCGATTGCACACCAGACGTATTAACTAGCGTGTACCAAGTGGCAGTCTGGACTCCTGACTGAGTGCCGCTGGTGTCAATTGCCACGCCGCCTGATGTCGCCGCAACCTCAAAGGTTGTGCTTGTTCGGTTAACTGCGTAATAGGTTGTACCTGCGGTCAATCCGGTTGGCAACGCGCCCGTTGTTGAAAAGATAACAATATCACCATTGGCAGGTGCGGAAAACCCGGATACAACTCCCGGCGTGGCAATAGTAATATCTACGATTTGCGTTGTGCCAGCCGTTGTAGCTAGATTATATGTTGTAGCTGTGCGGCCATTAACATAGTACGCTTCGTTTAATGTTATGCCTGTTGGCAAAGCGCCCGTCGTAGAAAACGCAACTGGAGTATCGTTTGCCGGAGCCGTAGCCACAGTAACTACCGCAGGAGACGCAATAGTTATCGTCGCTGTCTGTGTGGCAAATGTTTCATCTGCGGACCAGTTTGTGGGATTAAATGGCGGTACTTGCGCCAAAACAAACGCACATGTAGCCAACGCAGTTGTGCTAGTCCCCACGGGGGCCGTTATGCCTAAAGACACGGGTGTCAGCGTCAGATTTCCCGTCCCCACCGCAGTGATATTTGCAGCGGCCCCGCCAACACTCGTGGACAGCTTGATTGTCTGTGAACCCGAATAGGTGCCGGAGATGGTTGTTGACGCTACGGTTTGTGAGGCAACAACGTTATATGTGCCTGCACCACCAGTGCCAGTGCCCAAACTAGCTACGGTAGTAGAGGTAACGCCTGCGCCTGTGATGGCGGTTCCTACACCAATAGAGCCTGCCTGCACTGCCGATATGGTCAGTGTTGTACCGCTGATGCTACCCGTACCCGCGAAGAAAGACGTAGCGCTCGTATTTACAACAAAATAATTTGTGTTTGTAGACAACCCCGTCGGCATAGTGCCTGAAGATGTCAGAACAACCGCCACATCATCGCTATATGCTGCGGTGGCAAGCGTGATAGCTTCAGTGGTAATGTTTATGGCGGTAGACTGATCGACCGTTTCTGTAGTAGCGCCATTCAGGTACGCGCTGCTATTTGTAGATATGGACTCGGTAACACCTAAAGTACCCCTAACGGTTTGCGAACCGCCAACAGTCTGTGATGCCCCAACAGTTTGTCCTCCACCAACAGTCTGAGAAGTGCCAACAGTCTGAGAAGTACCGATTGTTTGTGAAGTACCAACCGCCTGAGACGTACCCACACCGAATGAACCAACCGCATGGTCCATTGAGCCAAAAAAGGCGGTGCCGTTGCTGTAGACTGTAACGGTCTTACCCGCAGGAATTGCTATGCCCGCACCCGCAGCAGTGGTGTTGCCCAGCACCGTCGAGTTAAATATTGTTGCTACATACGCCGTAGTGTTATAGATAACGTACTGCTTGGAGGCCGGGGGTGCGTACACCGCAAAGTTGGCCGTAGTGGTGGTTGTCAGTGAAATCGTTGCGTTACGCGCTTGGTCAACAGCACCGTCCAGCGCAGTAAAGGCTTGATTGGCCGAGGTAACGGATACCGTTACAAACCCCGCAATTGCGTCTTCGATGATCGTGCCTAGGTTGGTGTTGGTTGTGGTGTTCCACGTACCAGCCTGTTCGCCAGCGCCAATAAGTTCAATTCGCAGGTCGGGGGAAAATGTGCTTGCCATGTTAAGTACCTTTAGTCAATTTTGCCACGGTTTGCTCCAACGCGACAACTCTTTGGGCCAATTGAATACAAGCCACCAATGCAGCGTTGCCGTAAGCTACTGACAAAGTGCCGTCCTCACCAACCAAAACAGCCTGCTCCAGCAACTCTTGCAGAGATTGAGCAGAAACACCGACCTGCGTAAGCTCAATGTCCGTCCGGTCATAGATACCATGCTTAACCCCGGCAAGGCGGTCAACAAAGTTCTCAGGCAGGTCACGCCAGTTGGTCTTCAGACGCTCGTCCGAGTTGGCTGTTACCGTACCGCCGCAAGTCAAGTTTGTGCCGTCGAAAGTCAAATTGGCGGAGCCAGCCATTGTTCCGGCGTTGTTGTAGGCAACCTGTGTGGTTGTGCCGATAACGGCTGCGGTGCCATTTGCAGCGGCGGTAATCAAGCCTTTAGCATTGACGGTGATGTTTGCGCTTGTAAACGCGCCCACGTTTGCATTGACTGTTGCCAGTGTTCCAGTTCCGGTCACAGCGGCAGAACCATTAAATGAGCCGCTCGTATACGCCAAGTCGCCTGTGATCGCAATAGTGCGACCTGTGGTCAGGGTTGCTGCGCTGCCCGTGGTGTTCTGGTTAAGCGTAGGAAACGTGCAGTTGGTCAAAGTACCGCTTGATGGTGTACCAAGTGCGCCACCACTGACTAAATTTCCGCTTGCAGTACCAGTCAAAGCGGCGGTAATCGTGCCTGCGGTGAAGTTTCCACTTGCATCACGCGCAACAATTGCGTTGGCGGTGTTTGCTGATGTTGCTGTAGTGGCTGAGTTGCTGACTTTTGACGCTGTAGAAATTGTTGCTAGCTTAGTGTCCACAATGCCAGCAGACGCGTTAATGTCTGCGTCAACAATCACCCCGGCAGCAATTGCAGTTGCATTACCAACCGAGGTCACGTCGCCAGTCAAGTTGGCGTTAGTTGTAACTGTTGATGCGTTGCCTGTTAAAGAAGCTGTAATTGTTCCTGCACTAAAGTTTCCTGATGCGTCCCGGGCAACAATGGCTGATGCTGTGTTTGCGTTTGTTGCTGTTGTTGCTGAGTTGCTAACCTTTAAAGCCGTAGAAATTGTTGCCAGCTTTGTATCAACAATAGCGGCTGATGCGTTAATGTCTGCATTGACAATTACGCCAGAAGCAATTGAGGTTGCATTCCCAACGGACGTTACATCTCCGGTTAAGTTGGCATTTGTAGTTACGTTGCCCGCAGTGAGTCCTGAAGCGGTGCCTGTTATGTTTGTGCCAACCAGCGCCGATGGCGTGCCCAGCGCGGGAGTGGTCAAGGTTGGGCTTGTGGCAAATACCGCTGCTCCTGTGCCCGTTTCGTCAGTAAGTGCGCCCAGCAGTTGAGCAGATGTAAATGATCCGAGAGATGTTGCATTACCAACTGAAGTAACTGCACCGGTTAGATTGGCATTTGTGGTGACGTTCCCAGCCG